GTCATCAGCATGGTATGCGTCTGTTCTCACTGGTTTTAACCAGGAATGTTTATTACCCCAACCTAAAATATAATTCCAAGTATTTGTATCATTAAGATATTCTGCAACTGCAACTGCCCCATGAAAGTAAACCGCACTATCCCATTTATTATCTTCATATAGTGGGTATGATGCTTTCCAATAAGAATTTGCTAACTGCACAGCACTTATTATCTCACTGTACGGTGGTAGTATACTAATTCCTTTTTCAGAAATCTGCTTGCTTAATCTATTGTACTTACTTATTTGTGTAGGCATTTTATTTAATCCAATAGTTAGTACTATCACATACAAAAGTAAGTGAATTATTTTGAGATATTATTACTTTCCCAACTGTTCCTAATGTTCCATCTATATTACCTGAAGAACTTTTAATTGTAACAGTATTTGTTGAACTATCTGTTTTTTTAACAGTAAATGTATATCCATTATATTTAGATTCTGGTTCTAATAGATTCACTACAATATTTCCAGAAGTTGCATCTGCTAAAATAAAATCATCAGTTTCAGTAGCATTATCAGTCGCAGTAATTGCTCTGATTGTGGTATCGTTATTTCTAGTTACTGCTTCACTAGGTCTCCATGGGAGTATAAGTAATGTGTTAGCATCTATAACATAACATATAGGAGCTTGATATTGTCCTTCTGCTGATGGGATTGTTTCTGTTATTACACCAGCAGTAGTAGGAGACACATAATAATAGTCTCCAATTGTTAATCCATGTCCTGTTATAAGTGCATGTCCTACCGACATAAACTTAAAGTTATCACCATCGACAACTTTGGTAACAATGCCAATACCTAATGTATTAGGACTATTGGCTTGTGCTTTTGTCCAAGTACCAGCATTATTATATATTGCATCAAGTACGACAAAACCATGAGTAGCTTGGGTTACAGATACTTGTAAGTAAGATTCATTTATTGCTCCAGTGCTTGTTATCGCACCAGTGCTTGCTATATCACCTCTAACATCTAACGTAGATAATGCTGTTTGACTAGTAAATGATTGAAAGTTTTCCCCAAGACCAACAATTACTTTTTGGTCAGATGTTACTCGTAAGCCTTCATACGTATTTCCACCACTACTAACTTGTGTTGTTGCTTTTTGAGTACATAATACTAATGCTCCTGGCATATCTTCTGCCGTAACAACACCGTCGACACCACAAAATATATCTGCTCCAGTTCTCCATCCAGTACCAGCAGAGGCAGTCTCAGTTATACCAGCGGAAACTTTTCCAATAAATCTGAAAGCCCCGACAATATCATTTGCATTAACAGTAGTTGGAGCAGCAATAGTCCCTCTGGCTTTATACATTTTATTATAAGCGCTAAATTTACTTGTTCCAGATGCTCTAAGTATTGACATTGAGGCATCAAGACCAGTACCTGTTATAATAACCCTATCGGATAAACCTAAGTCTGTATCTCCGATTATAATTTGCTGCCCAAAAAAAGCATGTCCAGCTACTCCAAGTCCACCATCAGTTTGGATACTTCCAGTTGTGGTTGATGTTGAATCTGTTGTACTGTCTACAACTATATCATTATTAAATGTTTTTATTCCAGCTATTGTCTGAGCACCCGTTGTTAATACACCTCTAACAGTTGCACTTGCATCAGGCACGTGAACTGTTATAGAGTTTGCGGCATGTACTATGCCAAGGTCATTTGACTGAGCAGTTGTACCAAGACTTAATGTTTTATATTCATTAGCTGTAGCACCACTATTCATACCAAGAAGTTGATTAGCCGTACCTAATGCTAATTGTTTTATTATTTTACCAGTAGTAGAATCGAATAGAGCAATTGCATTATCAGTTGAAGAAGCTGGTCCTGTGACTTCTCCATCGATATTAGTTTGAACAACCGTCCAGTCAGCATCAAGATTTCCACTACCTGCCCTATCTACTATAGCAATAATTAAATCACCAACTTGACAAACAACCCCAGCATATGTACCAGCAGTAATTATTTTATAAGTCCATCCAGCACTATACGTAGTAGGTAATACAGTAATAGTACCACCAGTACCTAGTGTACCTTTAAATACCATTGCATCGCTTATTCCTAATAAATCATCTACATATTTTTTATTCGCTGCTTGATAATCAGTTGTCGGTGCAGATGAAGGAGTAAGTGGAAAACTACCGAATGTTTTTATACCATTGATTGTTTGAGCACTTTCAGTCATTACAAATGTTGCATTTGTTCCAGCATCTGGGATAGTATAAGTTCTACTTGCAGCAGGGGCAGGACTTGTTAAAGTTGTTGTATTAGTTGCACCTAAAACTATTTGACCACTTGTTTTTGAAATTATTAATGTTTTATCATTACTTATAGTTGTTTTGGAATTTAATGTTAATTCATCTAGACCTGCATCATAAACAAAAGCATTTGTTGTATCATCTTTCTTTATAGTAAAATCTTTATCTTCACTATTACTATTAAATACAACAGAGTCAACTACATTTACAGTTCCTCGTGTTGCATTTGTTGTAGATTGAAGAGTTAAATTTTCAGAAGCATCTGCTCCACCGATTATTGTCTGTCCTAATGCTTTACCTGTAATTAAATCATTTTTAATATCATTTACGGTTCTTGTTAGACCGTTAGAAAATGTTAATGGGACTTCTCTTCCTGATAATGCTGTAGTGACTGCAAGAGATGTTGGTACAGTAGCATCAGTAGAACCTAACGTTGCTGTAATAGTCTTAGCAGATCCTTTTATAAATTTACCACTGGTACCATTAAATAAAACAATAACATTATCAGTTGAAGAAGCTGGCCCTGTTACGGCTCCATCGATATTACCTTGATAAACATCCCATTTAGTATAATCAGATGCTGAGGAAGGAATTGCATTACAAACAATAGCATCCCCTATTTCAATTTTTATTGTATTGAATGTTCCTGCTGTCGATGACTTATATGTCTCTCCGACTACTGCTGGATAAGGCCATGTATTTTCAGCAATTGCGAATGCACCTTTATAACTAAATAATCCAGCAACTTTTCCAGCCACATAAGTTACTACTGCTGCTTGTGAAGGAACCTTTGTATTTGAATTTGCAGTAAGTGCTCCGTCAGTATCTAAATATGATAATGGTAATTGTTGAACATTATCAACACTACCCAAACTTACATCAGTCTTTGTTACAGTTAAAGCGTGAGTATGGGTACTAGTAGTAACTAAATTTGTAGTAGCACCTGTTACTGTCGAAGGTGTTCCGACTGCTAATCCTGTTTGTCCACTTGTAAATCCAAGTCCACTATTTGTTGCAAGTGTAACATCACCACTATTTGTATTTGAAGTATTTCCAATTACAGTTGCTTGAGCATCTGTTACATAATTCTTATTTGTACTTGCTGCAATATCTGCTGTAGTAGCATCAGCGCCTGAAGTAACTAGACCTTTAGCGTCATAAGTAATCTTTGTTTTAGTTGCTCCAGTTATAGCTACGTTAGGTACTACTGCGTCACCTTGAGTTATAAATGTAGACGTATGTGCTTCATTACCGTGACTTGAAGGAGTTCTAGCGTTTGATAGTCTAGAATCATTACCTTGTACGACTACCCCTGCTGTAGACTCGCCGTCAGTGGCTAATTCAACAATACCTTTTACAGTTGTAGAAGCATCAGGCTCATCTCCTGTATTAGTTCCAGAGGTATTCCCTAATAGTGTTACTTGAGCATCTGTTACATAATTCTTATTTGTACTTGCTGCAATATCAGCAGTGGTAGCATCAGCTCCCGAAGTTACTAAACCCTTAGAATCATAAGTGATTTTAGTTTTAGTAGCACCTGTTATAGCCACATTAGGTACTACTGCATTTGCTTGGGTTATAAAGGTAGAACTATGAGCCTCGTTACCATGGCTTGATGGTGTTCTAGCATTTGAAAGTCTTGAGTCATTACCTTGAACTACAACGCCTGCTGTAGATTCACCATCTGTTGCTAATTCAACAATACCTTTTACAGTCGTAGACGCATCAGGTTCATCCCCTGTATTAGTTCCACTTACAGCATTTAAAGATGTAATGTTTGAGTGTATATCAGTAGAATAAGTTCCTGATGGTTGTTTCCCCGCTAATGCATCAAACACTGCATTTTGACTTGGAGCTATGTTAGTAACACCATCTGCAATTGAATCTGCAACTTTTCCATCTGCATAAGAATTAGAAGTTGTATTTGTAGCATTATCACCACTGTTTGTACCAGAAGTATTTCCAATAACAGTTAATTGAGTATCTGTTACATAATTCTTATTTGTACTTGCTGCAATATCTGCTGTAGTAGCATCTGTTCCACTTGTGACTAAACCTTTTGCATCATAAGTAATCTTTGTTTTAGTTGCCCCAGTAATAGCAACATTTTCATCTACTTTACCATCTAATGCTGATTGTAAATCTGTTTGATTGGAAAGTGTTCCTGTTATATTTCCCCAAACTGCATCTTGCGAAGTAGATGCAATTGTAACCTCTGAACCAGAAGTTGTAAGAGATATATTAGACCCCTCTATTATCTTCAATGAACCACCAGTTGCTGAAAGTGTAACTGTATGTGAGGTTGCATCAGAAGAATGTGATAAAGATTGATTACCACTATTTGTCCCAGATGTATTCCCGATAACTATTGCCTGAGCATCAGTAACATAATTTTTATTTGTGCTTGATGCAATATCAGCAGTAGTAGCATCTGCACCTGCTGTCACTAAACCTTTGGCGTCATAAGTGATTTTAGTTTTAGTTGCTCCTGTTATTGCAACATTCGATGTGACCTTAGTGCCTAGTCCGGTATTTACTGCTGCGGAGGTAGGAACTGTAGAATCATCTGCCCCCAAAGTTGTTACAATAGTTTTAGCAGAATCTTTTATTACCTTACCAGTTGTACTATTAAATAAAGCAATCGCACTATCAGTAGAACTTGCAGGCCCTGTTACTGCACCATCGATATTGGTCTGTGCTACAGTCCAATCCGCATCGAGATTACCACTACCCGCCCTATCGACGATAGCGATAACTAAATCCCCAATTTGACATACTGTACCAGCATAGGTACCAGCGGTAATGACTCTATAAGTCCAACCTACGCTATATGTGGTTGGTAACGCAGTAATTGTACCACCAGTACCTAATGTACCTTTGAACACCATAGCATCTACTGAGCTTAGTAAGGCATCAACATATTCTTTTACTAATCTATTAGTAGGGTACTTTGATGTAGAAGTATCTAAAGTTGTATTTTCTTTATTTGCAACATTTTCAGGAGTAAATCCAAGTGCGTCCTGTTTCGCTGCTAACGCATCAAATACCGCATTTTGAGAAGGCGCAACTGTAGTAATTCCATTCACTATTGCGTCCGTCACTTTACCATCCGCATAAGAATTAGAGGTTGTATTTGTAGCATTGTCCCCTGTATTTGTTCCACTAACTAAATCTAGTGATGCTCTATTAGAATGAGTAATAGCGGTTCTTTCTGCATCAGAAACATATCTTTTATTTAAAGAATCAGTTATATCAGCAGTAGTAGCATCAGCTCCCGAAGTCACTAAACCCTTAGAGTCGTAAGTGACCTTAGTTTTAGTAGCACCTGTTATAGCGGTGTTTGGAACTACTGCATTTGCTTGTACTATAAAAGTAGAGGTATGAGCTTCATTACCATGGCTTGAAGGTGTGAATGTAGATGGTTTATTTAATATCTGAGCATCACCACTTACAGCATTCCAGTCTGAATTTACATTTTTTTCAGCCCCTACTTCTATTCCATCTAATTTTGTTATCTGAGTAGAAGTTGCATAACCATCCGCACTAGCAGTTGCTGCACCTAATTTAGTTTTAATGGTTGATTGTGTTTCATCCCCAGTATTTGTATTGCTTACTAAATCTAATGCTGCTCTATTAGAGTGAGTAATTGCTGTTCTTTCTGCATCACTAACAAATCGTTTATTTAAAGAATCTGAAATATTTGTAGTTGTAGTAGTATCTACGTTTGCAACATTTGATAAACCTACTTGTGTCTTAGTAACACTATGAGGGTTACTTGTAGAACTAATATGAGTTTGAATATTAGGATTCCCAGGTTCCTTTGAATCCCACCCCGCTTTTTCTGTTGTATTAGTAAATTTATTTGTAGTAGCAGCATCAGAAATATCATCTGCATCTAAAACAACTACACCTACTTCACCATTAACAGATTCAACCGGGTTAGATGCTTGCGGCCCCAATAAATCAACATATTCGTAATCTGTTTCATAGTCTAATTTTATACCTAGTTCAGTTCCTCTCCAATCATACTCTAGGCCAAACCCACGTGGACCCATGTCATCTATAATATCTAACTCTTCGGGAGCTTCCTCGGTAATATCAATATAAATCGAATCCGAGCTAATTACTTCTACGTCAATTGTTTCGCTCATTATATATCTCTTATGTTAATGATGTTGTTTGTTCAGGACTTAAAACAAAGTCCCCATTTAAGATTCTTATAACATCTTCCTCATCTACTAGACTAAATAGCTCTATATCATAATAAAGTGTGGTTTTCTCTGCGTAGTTTTTTCCCTTTGTAGGTATAGCAGAAGTTTTAGAGGGGAGAATATCAACGTAAATTATCCCAAGATTTTCTATAATAGATTGACCAGGGATTAGACAATCAAAACTCATTAAGGCTGTTTCATCATTAGCCTTAGTCTTAACCTGCCCTCTACACCCATATCCAGTTAAATCTTTTGGATCACCTTTAACGCCTGGAGTCGTGGACGGATTTCTTCTTGTAAGTTTTAATGTTTTTCTAGAACCTTTATCTACTAATAATTTATATACACCGGCTGCCATAATTATATCCTATGACAAACGGTAATTGAGGGCTTAAAGTCTATTTTATTAAGTAGACATACAAAGAGTTGGATTGATGACATTTAAAATCTCCAAAAAATAAAGGTAAATCATGTATATATTATCTTTAATTTCGAAGATTTTTTTTACTTCATTTCTATTGAATTTTTTGGAAAACTAAATATATTTTCTTAGTGTGCATATAAAAAAAAAGGCAACCCATATAGATTGCCTTTAAGATCTGCCATATTGCTATGGCAGATAGAAGTATAAAATATATTATACTAAGTTACGAACGTTAAGAGATGCGTAGTTGAACTGTCCACCGTCAACCATGATTTTTCCATAACGAGTCATAAGTGCCTTTCTGGGCGTAAAGTCCTCCGGATCGATAACGGTCGGAGACATTTGAACAGGCACATACGGAGCATAGAAATACCCGGATTGCATGAAGTTGTCACCTTTGTAACCGATAAGAGCTTTAGAGGTTGGGAAAAGAGCATCTTTATAGATGTCCATTTTCTTACCAAGTTTCCCGCAATAAACAATACCAAAGTTTCCAGTGTTATTGCTAATTCCAGATGGAGCAGCTTCAAACCCTTCAAGAGTTTCAAGTTTTGCAGAAATCTCAGGAGAAGTTACGACCCAGTTACCTACACCAAGTTTAGTGTATTTGTAGATCTTGTTCGCAAGTTGAACAATTCGATCTGCCATACCTTTAGCAGGGTTTGTGTAATTGAAGTCACGAGATACAGAAGAGTAATCATAAACTTCTTTAGTAGCTGCGCTTAACAAAAGGTCACGTAGAATCTCTCGGTCAATTTCAAGAGCAACTTCGTTAGAGAGAAGAGAAACAAGTTCTTTCTCAGCATCGATGTTGTGAATGATTCGCATGTCTTGTTCTGCTTCGTTTGACCATTTAGTTTTAAGTTTTCTTGTCTTAGCAGCAATAGGCTGAGAAAGAATTCTAAGGTCAACTTCAGGGAGGTCAGCTCGCGCTTCAAAATCACCTGCGGCATAAACAGTAATCTCGTCATTGAGTACAGTTCCACTAGGAATTGCAGTAGCAAAAGCAAGTGTTACTACACCGCTAGTTTTATCAATAGTGATAGTGTTTACGTCAACTTTATAGTCAACTTCACCTGTTCCAGTAGAACCAGGATCAGATACGGACATAAGGTAAGCACCCCAACCATTAGTAGTAACAGAGTTACCGCTTCCGAGTTGGTCAAGGAAAGTTTTGTTCTTTGCAAGGTCATCAGTAGAAAGTAATGCAGTTGCAGACAATCTATTACCAGCGATAGAAAGAGTTCTAAGGTCCAATTCAAGCTCTTCAGAAGAGTAGTATGGGTCATATACGAAGTTTTCGTATGCTTGTGGGTTAATCCCTAAGAATTCGTTACCAGCGCTAGTTCTACCTTTGTTAGTTGAGTAGAAATATCGTAGATAGAAAACAAGAGAAGAAGGTGTAGTCATAGGCTGAACACCTACGAGCTTATTAGCAACAAGAGCAGGATAAAAACGTCGTACAATCGGAAGAAGTACTCGTTCGGGTCCGGCGATATCGCCTGTTACAGTTGCTTCAGAAAGAATGCCGTTAGAAACACGGTCTTTCGAGCATTGATCAAGTTGGTTTTCAAGAAGAATAGCACATACGCTTCTTTCATACCCTTTTAGGTTACCAAGTAATGGTGCCCATTTTTTTTCGTACATTTCAGCAAGCTGACCAAACTCAGCTACTTTTTGTGATGCGTCCATAGGAAAAATCCTCCAAATATTATTATTAAATTATTCTAACCCGGCAAGAGCTTTAAGTCTGCCAAGTGCGTCTGTCTTTATTTCAACACGTTTAAAATCTTCTGTAAGAATATCATAATCTACATCAGATTCAGTTTTAAGACTCTCTCTAATTGACTTTTTAGGAGCCGCAGGAACACTTACTTTTTGTTCTTCAGTTAAAACTTTTTCTTTTTTAACTTCAGGATTCTTAATAGGTGCAACCTGTACTGGTTTTTCTTCCGGTACATTAGAAGCGGATTCAGAAATATTTGCCAATTTAGTCTTATTTTTTTGTTCTAATTCGTTAGTAAGAGTGGTTTTAACATCTTTAAGCAATTTTATGTTTTGCTGAAAAATTTCAACCATCTGGTCTTCGTCTTTTGCTTCGCTCAAAATACTTACAAAATGAGGTTTAATAGACTCAGGTAAAGTAGCAGTTAGTTGTTCTAACTTTGATTTTTTCTTAAAGTTAATGATATACTCTGCTTGTTCTTTTATAACTTTTTTAAGTTCTTTAACATCGTTCATTACAGAATTAGTGTATTCACCTTCTACAAAAGCAGGTGCTACTACTTCTTTAACTTTAGATAACATTTGAAACTCATCGCTCTCAAGAAGTTTTTCTCGAACAGAATCTTCAATTTCTTCATATAAATCTTTTACAATAGAAATTACTCGTTTTGAAGCATCTGCTTTAATTTTATTAACTTCTTCAGTAAGTTTAGAGCTGTAGTCTGATTGTAAAGAAGATTCTAGCTCATCTTCAATCTTCTCTTTCCATTCTACAAGTTTTTCTTGAAGAACTTCTTGCTCATCGTCAGAAAGAATTAAATCTTTTCCGTCTTCTGTAATCTTAGAAGAAGACTCTTTAAGAGTTGCTATTTTAGTTTCGTAATCTTTCTTTATATCCTCTATTTTCATAGAAACTAAAGAATCAATTTTAGAAACAAGTTCTTTCTCTTGTTCCTCTGTAAGAATAATATCACCTAATAGTCCTGACATTTGTTACCCCTTATATGACTTGTGAAGATTTTTAAACTTCTCTACTAATTCAGTCATTGTTTCAATAGTAGTTTCCATTTCTGATATGATGTCATCCTCAGATTCTTCTTCATCTTCTTCAGACATGTCTTCGTCAAAAGGATCTTCTTCGGAAGATATGTCATCCATATCAATTTCCTCTAAACCTTCAACGTCGTTCTCTTCTGGAAATTCTGATTCTTCCTCATAGCTAGAGAGGTCTTCAATATCATCATCCTCATCTATATCTGCACTTTCAAACAACTTTTTACTATTTTCTCCCTTAGAAGAAGCCTCTGTAAAAAATGGTTGTTGTAGAGCTTGTAATCTTTTATATGCTTCAAATTGTCTCATTATTTAATCCTTGGTGAGTTTCAATATTAATTCAAATCAAACAAAATGTCTGATGTTATTATCTTTATTTTTTATTTTTTTTTTCATTTTTTTTATTTTTTTTTGCAAACTTCTTTTGTATCGCCAATAGTACGTGATTTAGTTGGCTTCCCAATTTCACCTTTTTTACAAGGTTTCTCTGTTTTACCACTATTATCTTTAGCACCTTTTTTACAAGGACTACCTATTGCGTCTACTGATTCAGGGGTTACTGTTATCCAAGGCATCTTATTTTACTCCAAATATGTCAGCTAATGTTCTTTGTTTTAAACCGGATTTATTAAATAAATTACCATCTAAGATTTTCTCTAAAGATGATTGTTTATTTCTTTGTATAGTTTCTCCATATGTACCTTTATCCATGTTCCAAGATATAGACTCTACAAGAGAAAGCCAGGAAGAGTAGTTAGAGGGTTGTGCTACAACGTCCCAAGTAAGAAGCATAAAATCTTCTTGAACAACTTGGAATCCTTCTCTATCAGAAACTGTTGATCCACCTGCTCTTGAAGAAATACCAATGGCAACCTTATTATTAACGAGACCCATTAATAGGTCTCCTGCGGGTGTTCCTGTTAATATTTCTATTTTGCCAACAACATTATTATCTTCTATCTGAGCTTCTGTAATAAGGTGGGATACTTTGTCCAAGTGAATTTTTAAATCAGACGGATGATCTAACTCCCCAAGAAGTTTTCTAGACCTTATGTCAGGGTATAATTTATTAAGTTCTCTTTCTAAGAGGGGTGTTGGGTATTTTCTTTTATTTTTATTGCCTACCCAACCAGAACTTAAAATTCCTCGTAGTGACTTTGTTTTTCTTCCATTAACTTCAGAGTCTTCCATCAAGTAGTCAAACTCTGTAAGCATATTAAGAGGTGTGTATTGCTTATCCATAATATTTATACCCCAGATAATAGTTTAAGTCTATTAAGAGCAATTTCTTCTTTACTTTCTTTTAACAGTTGTAATTCAGATTGTTCTTTTTTGACTTGAGGTTTTTTACTTATTGGCTGAATATGTTTTTTCTTTTCGACGCTTTCTTTAATAACAACTTTTCTTTGTAAAGAATAGTAAATATTATCCAACATACCTCTCAAATCCTCAATCCGAAGTTTTTGAAATATTTTTAAAATCATATCTAAATTGTAAACTTCTGGTTGATTGGAAATATTGGAGCACATAGTAGAAGGCATTATAGCAAAGTTTTCTTCTAACGACTCTCCTTCTCCATACATTTCCAATATCTTCTTTTTTAAAATACTATAACCTTTATCGAGAGCAGTAACTTTCTCCGCTCTTGTAAGTTTATCCAAAGAAGGGTAAATAGTGTTAGTGTCAACTTCTATCTCTCCTTTTCTCTTTGCATTATCTCCAGGCTCTCCTGGTATTTCGTTAGGAGAAGATAGGGCAGCCACTATATGAGACGCTACTTTTCCAAGAGCAGATTCTACAGAATTAGAAGGTTGAGCATCACATGATTCATCATCACATTTTGTAACTTCAACTTCTACTTGCACTTCTTTCTCTTCTGTCTCATCTTCCTCTTCTTTGTCTGCATCTTCTTCTTCAATTTCTACTTTTAATTTCTTCTTTTCTTCTTTCGCTTCTTTAAGAAGAGAATTAACAAATTTGCTATTTTCTAAACTCATGTTGTTCCCCGGTTATTAATAATTATCTAAAGGAGTTGTCTCATTGGTCTCTGGGGCAGGGAGCTCTTCACCAGCAGGGGCTTCCGCACCTGGTTCTGTAACTTCTTCAGCACCTTCTTCAGGGACAACCTCTCCTTCTTCTCCCGCAGGGGACTCTTGTTCAGTATTTGATGCAACTTGTTGAGTAATATCAAAAAGATCTGTGAAAATTTCTGCAAGTCTGTCTTCTGTAAAATTACCAGATTCTCGCATATCTCTAAGTTCTTTAATTAAGTTTGCAAGCTCGTTATTTTCTTGATTTCCATTCCAAAAAATATTTTCTATAACAGTAAGAAGTGCGCTTATTATAGACATTTCTTTTTCTGCCTGTGGCTCTAATTGATCATCAGTAGGAATTTCTGCTGATTGATCTTCTTCAGGAGCTGCTCCCATGTCTTGAGCTGCATCTTGCATTTCATCTTCCCCTGATACATCTGTCGCTTCTGGTGGTAGGTCTCCAGCAGTTGTAGCATCATTTCTAGAAGCATCTGCATCTTCTGGCGCCTCTGTTAGAAGAGACCAAGTGAGCATACTTCCCTTGTTCTTAGAAATACCTTCTTCTAAAACTTTCATTTTGTCTAAAAGACCTTTTGTACCGGATATAGCCATAATAGTTTTATTTAGCATTTCTTCTAACTCTGATTCTGCTAATAAAGTAATGTTTTTATATCTCTCAAGAAACACGGGGAGTTTACTTGAATTATCAAGAGCCTCTTGTAGTCTTGCTCTAAAATCTTTATCTTTCCAAAGTTTTTTTGCAATTAAACTAGATTTCTTAAATCCAATAGTCGTATACTTCGCAACTTGAGGTGTAGTATTCTTATCAATAACTTTTTTATTTCTAAAAATTTTACCGCAACCTTTTACAAAATCAAACTTCTCATAAATAAGAGGGGTTTTATTTGTGTTCTCGAACTCAGTTATAAACTTTTTGAAAAACTCATTTTCATTTAAAGTTGAAATAACTTCTTTTGCTTTCTTTAAATTGTTAATTCTTAGTTTCTTTCCAGAGGAAATTTTAGCAACAGGAGATTTTTCTTTAAGAAGAGAATCAAGAGTATTCTTAATTCTATTATAAGGAGTAACAGTTTCTGTGATAAATCCACGGATAGATTTTGCAAGCTTTTTAACTTGGTCTTCATACTTTCCTTCGAAAAGTTGATTGACACTTTCTTTAAGTAAGTCGATATTCTTATCATCTTTAACTTTCATCTCTTCCATGTTTTCAAAAGAAACATAGTCTGAGTCCACAGAATATGTAGCATAGTAAAATTTCTTATCCACGCTCTCCATAATCAAACTTTTTGTTTCAGGGAAAGTAGCCAAAAGTTTTGCATTTTTAACCTTTGAGAAAGCCTCCTGTAAAATAAAAGTCTCTGACTGTTTTAAAATATTTATAAATTCATTATCAGAAATAGTTCGCATCTGAAATCTCCTACATATTAATTATTTTCTGTTAGTATCCCGGTATCTTCCATATAATCGACTATACCGTCTATTTCGTTCATTAGATTAAGCAAGGAATATCTATTCTCCTCTCTTATCATCTTCTCCATATTATCTTTATTTTCGAAAATATTTTTTTCATTTTTAAATTTTTCGAAGGTTTCCATGAGCTCTGCGTACCTTTTTACCCTATATTCTAGTACTTTATGCTGTGAATCATCTATATGGTTCTCTACAAGCATTGTGTCTATTTTGTTAAGAGCTACAGATTCAATCGCCATATCTCCGCCTGCGTCCCCGCCAGGAACTTCGGGAGCCTCTGCTGCTCCGCCACTTGTAAGGGCGTCCAAAGCTCCCATGTCAGTTTCAGCTCCGGGAGGAACATCCCCCGCGCCACCTTCTTCGCTTGGAGGTGGTCCTGACTCAGCCCCTCCACCAAAGAGATCTCCCATTCCGCCGCCGCCTGGGGCTCCACCCCCAGCACCGCCAGGAGCCTTATCCCCTCCGCCTTGTTGCATTTTCATAAGCTCTAACAGATTCTCCGCCTCTTCAATAGGTAGACCAAATATTACTGTTAAAATCCATATGTCAGGAAATAAGTTTGTTCCTTTTGCAGAAGAAATAGCATTAAATCTAGCAGTCATAAACTCTAAATCTGCTTGCTTTTTAATATTAGACGCGGGGGTTAGTTTTATTACAAACTCTTTTATCTTCTCTGCGGAGAACTTCTTAAGAATTAGGTGAACAATTGCTACTTTTTCAAGACCTCTCGTGTAAAATCGTCCAATTCTTTCGATCAATCTTGCAAATCTAACGTCAATAAGAGCTAGGTTTGATTTTGATAAAGAAGCGTCTTCACTAAAAAATTGTAATGGGATTTTGAGAGCAAAAAAGAACTTCTTTTTAAAATATAGAACATCATCTATTTCTCCTAAGTTGGAAGCTCCAGCTAATTGTTGAACCGTATTATTTGTTTTACCTGCAAAGGTAGGTATGAAATAATCTTCTGATATAGAAATAGGATTTACTTCATAGTTCAATTTACCAGTAGATGAATTAAAATTACTTTTTTTTCTCATGCTTTGTCGCACTAACTCGGTATACTTCATACCATCAACGGGACCTAACTCACCACAGTCAATGTTCCAAACTCTCTTTTCTGATGCTCTCGAATACCTATAAACAAGCATGGCATCTTCCATCATATTAAGATGTCTAATAGTTCTTCGAGAGGATTCGAGGATCGATTTTCCATACGGAGTAAATCTAGCGTCTTCAATTCTAAAATGAACAATCCTGAATGGTGTTATGGTTCCACCATCAGAAAATTTATCATCATCATAAATGGTTGTCCCATGGTCTTCTGATTGGTATTTTACTTTAGTGAATTTAATAATTCTATTTTTTTCTTCTATTCTTTGAATAGAAGCTGGGTCGATATAGTTCAAGTACAAAACACCTGGATCTTTTTTATTAAGAACTATTTCTTCAAATCTATTACCATACATACACATACTACGAACTTTATCCCAAGAGGTGTCATCTATCTTTAAAATTTGAAAGAATAGCTTCTCTAGCTCATCTTTCACATCTTTATGCTTGGTTTCTATTTTTGCTATGTGCCCATTGTCCCCAATTTGAATAACCTCATCTGCTAAAAGGTCTAAGGCAGCAGATACTTCGGCCGTCCCTTCCATATTCTCGAACTCTCGGTATCTTTCAATAATAGAAGTGTTAAAATTAGAGTTTAAAGAACCCTCGGCATTTGTTAAATTATTGATAGATAGCTTATCAATATTATTCTTCTCACTGTTCTCATATCCTGTCAGAACTCTATCATCTGCCCCGGTATTTATTTCAGTTCCAAAAAATCCTTTTTGATTTATATAACTCTGTAATTCTTTAAAAATAGTACCGTCAATAGAATTTTTATTCTCTGTTTGACTATTGCTTAAGTTTGTGTATGTTGGCATTTTTTATCCTAAAACAAAATATTCTGGTCTTCTAATAACTACGTCTTAACGTCTGTCCAATTCTCGTCATCTTCATCATCATATCTAAGGATAGGGATAAGTGGGGCAAACATTGAATCGGATTCATCTATCGTTAAATTATCTTTAATTTTCTTCTGAGTTTTTTCACTAAATAAATCATAGTTATCATTATAGAATGATACAATTTCTGATTCCTGGAATAACTTCCATACTTTTTCTTCTACTAATTTTTGATCATCTTTTAAAGGTCTAACACTGAAAACTGACTGTCCTAAGTCCATTAACACTTCTCTTAAATGACAATAGATGCCCAAAGCTATAACTAAGTCATCATTGGCTCCTGCCGAAGCCTTCGCCTTCCCAGTTCGATCTTCCCAAATAAAACATAATAACTCATCTATTGTTCTTTTACTATTTATTTTTACTCTATCATTTTGGAAACAATCAATTAAATCATTCACAAGAAGAGGTCTTGTTTTAGTGGAGGTTACCCAACCATAATCTCGATATGCTGCTTGCTTTCTCTTTCTTTTATAAATATGAGATGTGGGATATTTCAGTGTCTTAAATATATGAGACATCACAGCAAGTCCTGGATTATTTATCTCTATTACTAACGTAGCAAGCCCGTAGTAATACCCTACTTTTACTAATACAGTCGCATAGTCAGGCGTATCCATTTTCTTTTTATACTCGGCAACTTGTTCGTAAGTTTCTAAATCAAATACATGGAATGAGGAATAACTTTTAGAACCCGCCCCACAATCGGCAGTTATGGCGTATCTACCGCCTTCTTTTGGTTGTTTAAATATATGTAAATCATTTAAGACTTCTGTCTTTTTTGTTTCATAACTCACAATAGAGTGAGAGATAGGGTCTATTACTTTATAATTAAGAAGTTTTTCCTTATCTAAAACCGTGTCGCCTGCCACAAGCCACTTCTTACACACCTCTTGTAAGAAGATGTCTCTTGCTGTATTTTTAAATGCACCGTCTAGCCAAGCGGGATTCGTGATGTACTCGGGGACTTCCCACCAATCTACCCCAATTAAATTAAAATCTGTATTTCCTTCCTCGGTTTGAGTAAGCATATTGTAATACCACTCACCCTTGCCCATATTGCCATTTCTTGTAGATATGATAATAACTTTAGATTTGTCTGACTTAGCAATAGCATAGTAGGACCCTGCCCACATTTTCTTCATTCCCTCGATAAATGCAGCTTCATCAAAAACTAAGATGGATAGGGACCCCGAACGAGACCCCTCTTCTTTTCGAGGTAATGATTTAACAGAGGAGCCATTTCCTAACGATAATCTATGAGCATTTGTAGGCGGAACACTTCCAAAATGAGGGATTCGTCTGAACCACTCAGGTAGATTATCGTAGGTTCCTTTTAATTTCTCTAAAAAGGATTTTGAAACTTCATCATCTGTTGATATTATCTCTATAAGTTGATCTTTGAAAAATAGTAGTTTATGCAGTAGTAGAGCTTGGGTTGCTATTGAAAATCCAACCTGCCTACATTTATCAGAAATAATATACTTACTTCTCATAAACTCATAATAATAATTCTGTTGATATAAGTACGGATTGTAATTCAAAAACCCTTCGGTTTGATCTTTTATTTTAAGGTGTCTACAGAAATAAAGAATATTTTTCTTACAGAGTCTAATTTCTTCTTTTAGCCAAATCTCTGAACCAACTGGGTGAGGGTTTATAGAGACATCTAAGTCTTCTAAAGATAAATTTTGATATACTTTTTTTCGAGCTCTTTCTAAACCAAGGAAATATTCATCTTGAACTAACTCATTACAAAATTTGTGTTCTTTAGCTTTTGCGTAAAGTTTATCATAGTCTAATTGATAATAGTCAAAATAAGATATCAAATTGCGTACCCACTAGGAAATTTTTTATAAAAAAGTAAGGGTTTTACCCCTTACTTTTACCCAATTACAGGACTCTAGAAGCAGTCGCAGATGCGGTTACTGCATAAAATGCGATAACATCTGAGTCTACCATAAAAGCTGTACCTGCTTCTCGGCCTTGAGCTGCGATTCCAGAAGAAACTGCATCGTAGACATTGAGCGCAACAAAAGGTGTTACTTTTTGAGCAATAGCTTTTGCTGATTGGTCTCTTTGTCCGGTGATACCGTCTCCAGTTTCGTATGCTGCTCCGAGAGCGGGGCTTTTGGGATTAGAATAAGATCGTGCCATGGCAATTCTCCTCCATAAAATTATTTCGCTTTTAGCGTAATATTACATATTATCTTTAATAAACTTATTTTTTTTGTTTTTTTTTCTTATAACGGTTTTTTAACAGCGTTTAAAACTTGCTCGGTTAAATAAGAGTCCGTCATCATTTCTTTTGTTATGACTTTAAAAATCCAACCACGGATAACACAAAACCTTTCTGCGGCTTCGAATTTCTTTAAATTCATTCGTGTTTTTAATTGATTCTTAGGTTTAATTTCTATTAGTAAGTTCCCATTAATGAGTAAGTCAGGGTAATATCTTTTACTTTTTCCAAAAAGAACATATGGTATTACAATACACTCGGCTTCCCATCTTTTTACAAGTGGGCAATTGTCTAGCCATTGATATACTTTTAATTCCCAGGAAGACTTAAACTTACATAGTTTAGATGCTTTGGGGCTTCTGTACACACCTTGGAGCCAATTATTTTTTTGTGTTACTTGGAGTACTTTTCCTTCCATGATTATTCTTGATTTTTCTTTATCTTATCCATTACCGAGTTTGCGGGAGTATCTTCATCAAAGATATCCAAACCAATAGAGGAGAAATCAGTGGACGTATTCTTAACAGGTGCGTTTTCTGCAACAATCTTAGCTAGTTGTACTAATTTGTCAGAACTAGTCTGTATGGCCTTCTGAGCCTCTGTGAGAGCTGTAAACATAGCCGCTCCCTTCTTATCAGAAGTTCTAACTATGTTTTGAATATTTTGAAAGTTTAAAACGGCTCTCTTTCTATCTTCCATTAGAAGTTCATAAACTCTTTTAACAACATCATTAGACTCAAAGGTTTTCGGTAAGGAGAAGTCCCCGACAATATCTTCAAAACTCATATTAGCATCTATGCTGTGAAACTCCCCGTCATCGTCATCAATAAGAGCTGGTTTAATCAAATCTGTTCTTCTCATGTGGTGCTACCTTATAATTTTAAATGTTTATTACTTTTGAACTCGTTTATCGTTGGATGTATCTCTTGTATTTTCAATGCAAGTTTCTTTACTTTTTTATCTAAGGTAATATTTTCAGGCTTTAGAATATTATCACCATAAATAAAGCAGCTATAGTACTCTATGTTCTTATGTTCTTTTTTCGCCCCATCTACGTGAAAGGAGTAGCTTTTTTCTCTCCCATGCAGTACAACAGCAAACCATCCTAACTCTTGGATAACGCCTTCAACCTCAATTTTCTCTTTTGGAATAGATAAACCATATTTCGAGTGAATCCAATCATAATTGTTCTTTATATAATCTTCTAGAGAATCACCAATCTTAGCGTCTGTAAAAAGCTCTAGCCTATTATTTGCCCACATTTTTTTTACAATAGACTTATTTTCCTGAGAAACAGAAACCTTTTCAATATACTCATTTAATAACATAGAATCCCTCATAAAAGAGGATGTTTGCCATGTATATAATACTTATGGAACAAAACAGAACTATCCTCTATTTCTTTTAAAACTTTTCGAATATAAGAATGAGTTACACCAAAACTTTTAGTATAATTAATAAATTCCTTTTTATTAAAACTATTAGCCTGAATTCCTATATACCTCTTAAGTAACTTTATTATTTTCAATTTTTTTGGAACAGAATGGAATAAGCAATACTCTAGATACTTGAAAAACTCAGGTATATCATGAGCATCCAGGCAAGACAGGATAACGTCCCAATCCGAAGTTTTTGCATGTTGCATATCCTGGATAGTGGTGGTCTCTGAGAAATAATTTCTTTTTTTATATTTACTTTCTTTTAAAGTTATGAATAATAGGTGCTTTTTTACTACATTTGAGAAGAACTTATGAGCAAGATTTGATTTGTGTTTCCATTTTATTGGGTCGAAACTTTCTATTGCTTTTAAACAGGCGCAAGCAGCCTCCCCTTGTAAATCCTCTAGTGCAGCGAATCTCCAAAACCGATATAAGTTTATAATAGCGTTTATAATAAGCTGAATATCTACCATTGCCAAATTTCTATACGTAATATCCCCTGTTATCTTATACTGAGCAAGAAGATTTTCTACCTTCCGACTATCGAAATAATTTTTACTTCTTACTTTTTCATCCATGCGTTAATTCCTTATAGTATTAAACTACGTTATGTGTGGCTAATAAAGAATGCCAAGGATTCCGATATTGTTTTGTTGCTGATATTATCATTAAGCTTATCTTCGCTATTCTCCGTATCTTCTATATTTTTCTCAAGTTCCTCAATGCTCCCATTTACACCTGGGTATGAGTATTTTATAAAATGTCTTTGCACTTTATTTTTAGCACCGGATAGATTATTAATTATAGATAATTGAAATGGCTTACCTTTAACCTGAATTGTGAAGTTATTTATTTTTTTTAATAGCTCATGTGCTTTATCTTCTGTATCAATACCTAATTCTTTGATAATTTTAAAAATACCTACGACCTCTGCTCCAGACCTGAAATAGTTATCGATTAAATTATCTTTTTCATAATCTTTCGACTTTATCTCCTCTCCTATACTTACCGTTATCGTATATATTCTTTCTTGTTTTTCTTGTAACTGTTCTAGTAAACTTTTAAAAAATTTCATAATTTAATCCTCTTCTGTCCAATTTGCGCAACAATTTTCTACGGGAAGCTCTTTAAAAGCTCCCTCACATGTACATTTTGTTTCATTAAGATACAGACAATTCTGACAACACCATTCTTCTCTTGGGTGATAAGTAACATCAAACAATTGGTCTATATCTTTCAAGACGGACAAATCCTGCCCGTCTTCTCTATTATACTTTAAAATAAACTGATTTTTCCCACGAGAAATACTTTTTATAGGGTATGGGAGATAAAAGTTTTCTATAAAATCATTAAGGTGTCTATAAAAAGAGTAAGTCTCATCTAAGAAATAATCTTGAAAAGCACATATGAAAAAATACTGAGTGATGTTGTCTGCACTTACTACGTGCTTTATTTTAACACCTACTTGAAGAACTTTCATTCTTGACCTGTTACCGTTTCAGAAAATTTATTATCTTCTGCTTTTATTTTGTCTATGAACTTCTTATAATCAGACAAAGTAGTTAGCATTCCATCTGGAATAACATCTCGACCATTAAAAATATGATCCTCAACTATTGTCTCGAAATCTGACAAATCTAACTCATCGAAAAAAGATATTAAGTTATTATACCTATAAAAATCAGATTCAGTAAAGTTTACAACTTTCCCCTGTAGTTTGAAAAAGTGAGTAAGACATACATATAGCTGGCTATCTGTATTTTTCTCCATTATATATCCAATAATTCATCCGAATTTATATTTGATACTTTTTTAGATTTATTTTCTTTTTTTAGGCCTTTGATTTGGTCTTGTACCTCTTTTAGTCTTTGACCAAGTAAAGTATCGGGGAGCGGTAGTCCATTTATTAAAATATAACAAGCATCTTGCCCATCCTCGCAGTCTGACTCTGCAACGATTTTAAAGTAAGGCACCCACATATTTAATTTCTCCAATACAGAGATTGTTATAGGTTTTTTTGTTTTAAAAAGAACAATTGCTTTTTTACCCTTAGATAAATCGAAATCTATAGATAAGCTATCGGGACCATTCTTTAGACTTAGTTCAAATATATTTAGAAATCCATGGTATTGTTTGTCTGGATATACAATTCTTTTAAACTCTTCTTTGTCTAAAGATTTTAAACCATTTAACTTGGGATTACCTCTGAAGCTATCGAAATCGAACATTTTAATGCAAGCATCTACAATCTTGCTATTTACATCATACCATGTGAAGCCACCACCTTTCCCAAGATGCTTCTGATAATCATCATTATTCACTATAACAGCAGTTATTAAACCATTCTCAATGTAATCTGTATTTATTTTTTGTAACAAAGCCAATGCATTTGAGCACGACGGATTGCCCTCTAGAGATAAAGGAAGAATCATTGTTGTTTTAACAGTAATGTTCATCTGCAATAAGATGTCTATAATGAAAGGTAACGATCCAGACCCTGTTCCACCGCCAAGACCCGCAAAAATATTAACTTCATCTACTTCTGTGTCATCCAATAGAACTTGTTTCAAAAAATCTTGAACCTTATCCCTTACCTCAGAGAAAATCTCAACTGTTTTTTTGGGATTCCTACCTGACCCTTCACCCTTTCCTACTACTAATTTAATAGCAGAGGGTTCGGTTATCTTATTAAGATCGTCCTTTGCAGTATTTAAAAGTATCAATTTATATTTTCTACGAGTTTTGTTAAAATATTGTACCGCGACGTTACAACCTGACTCACCTAATCCAATAATGGCTTCCATATATATTCCTTATCAAAAGACGCACTTTCTAGTGCGTCTTCATCTTTTTTAATTACGATATTAGTCGAATAAGTTTAAATAATCTAAAACATTGTCTGATTTTTTTGATTCTACTAAGGATGCTTCAATATCCAGTATAACAGAGCTCAGTTGAACGTTATTGAGGTCTCTCTTTCTACTAGCGTCAAAAAGCTGTGAGATTACCTTTTTGATAGACAAAAGGTCAGGAAAAACACTGGCATATAAGCTATTTATCGCTCGTAAATATGCCCTACAAAAATCCTCAAAAAATTGTTTATTTGAAAAATTTAGATTTTTTGAGTTCATAGCTTTTTTACTTTTAAAAAAACTATCTAGCTTCTTTTTATTTAATCCAAAAGAATCTACGTCTGTTGCAAGTATTTCACGCACAGCGTCGCCCATTTGTATAACATAGGTTCCTTCCGAATTTTTAGATATTTGCGTTATACTAACTGTATCTAAAGCTTCATCCTCTAGTAATTTAGCAACCCTTAGAAAAAAACTACCGATCTTATTTTGTTTTTTATCTACTATTAGCTTATATAACTCCATTGTATCACTTGCATAAATAGATTGTATAAAGCTAGATAGAGTCATATTTATCTGTGCAACACCCTCTCCTCCAGTTGCTTTTATTTTCTTTAAAAATGCATCACTAATTATTGTGCATACATTATTAGGAGACATGGATTTATTCTTATCATCGTATGCATTAGAAAATGGCTTTACATTTATAGAATCTAGAAAAGCTGCGAATACTTCTCTAGACACCTTACTTCCAGAAAATATCATATCCTTTATAGAGGAATTAGTAATCGTTTGACCTTTAGTATTTATAATTCTGTATTTATCCACAAACTTCATTATTGCATAGACTAAGGGAGATCTAGAATCCACATTGATATCTCTGGTGGAGATGTCATATTTTTTTATCTGCGAAGTAAAGTCTTTAGCTTTTTTTTGTAACGTTGTATCGTTTAAGTAACTAAGAAAAGTTTCATTTTTAGATATTGACTTTTTAGAAATATAATTTGCTCTCTGAAGACTCGGTTGAAGCTTTGACTGTTCTTCTACACTGCTATTGTATATATTCACAAATTCTGTAAACATTTTATTTAAGGTAGAGTAAGGAAGCCCATACATTATATAGAAAGAATAAGAAGCGAACCACTCTTCTAAACTTACAAGACTTATAGCATCCTTTGATAAAATGGAGCTATATTTTTGTGTATCTCCAATGATATCCCGAGCGCCATTTATAATACCTTTTATTTGTGCATCTGTTAGTATCAAGTTTCGATGCTGTGAACTAGGTACCATGCCTTTTTGAGTTTTATATATAACCGGGACGGCTCCCACTGCCGCATCAGCAGTTAGAGGAAGGGGCATCTCTAGAAGGATTGCGTCGTCCTGAGATATAGAGAGGTCTTCTGAAAGAACATTATCCTTTATAACTTTTCTTATCTGTTTAAATAGATTTTCTATATCCAATTCTTGATTCATGCTCTTTACTGTTTGGAAAGAATTACCACTTTCAGAAAGAAAGTTTCTTAGGACTCCCTCACAGTAATCAACATCTGACAGTAAAGTAGATTGAATTCTATTGTAAATCTTATTTACTCTGTCTCTCTGATACTCAGAGGAATTATCTAATTCTTCCGCATCATCTTCAGGTGTCAGTACATCTACTAGGTCTGAATCTGTTGTTATCATTGGATCTTTAATTTTTAAACAAGTAGACAATAGTACAGAATATGTATTACTAACGCGAGAATACTTATATAGACCATCTCCCTCTTTATTTTTAGTAATATAAGTGTCCAATAAAGACCTGAGCTTTTGAAAATACTTTTTAATATTTTCTTCTTTGAAAATAAAATCCTCATCCTCTATTGCCATAATCCTAGATTTTTTTGCAGACTGCTCTTTAATTAACATCTCTACTGGTAGTAAAGAACCTAGGTGTGACATATAAGACTCAAAGTATTGAGAAAGATCTGTTTTTTTCCTCTCTCCAATAAAGTCATTATAAAAATTTAAAACAGAGTTAATTTCTGCTACCGGGTTAGTTATTATAAGACCTGCTTCAACTTGCCCATCATTTTTATTGTCATTTATACTTCTATACTTATTAAAGTTATAGACATTCCCCCAACCACCCTTCGAAGTTCCATCATAGTAGAAAAATGAAGAATCTCTAATTTCTAATGGTAGAAAATAACTTCCTTCCGCAGTCTTTAATGTTTCAACCGTATCTATAGCATAAATAGCAGTGTATGTTTTACCTTCATACGTAACCTTTGGAGGATTCCCAGCAACACCTAAATCACTATATTTTACCATTATAGCGCCAGCCTGCGTAAATCCATCACTAAGCTTTATCGAAGTATCAGTATATTTGTCATTTAAAACCATATTAGCATATTGCAGCTTTCCGTTATACTGAAGATGGTCTACCTGATTATTATCCCCATCTATTATCCTACTTAGACCACTTTCACCCTTTTTTACTAACTTTGGCATATAAGAGTAATGAGGTAATTGATAATAGTGAAAATAGTTAATTATGTTGTCTATATTATCAACAGAGATTTTATATGAACCATCTCTCCCTTGTATTTCTATAACGTCGCTGCCTTCAAACAGGCTGGTTAGATATTCTGCTGCTTCTTTTGGTTGTTTTATAACATCATCAGGATACAGCACATGATAAAGAGTTTCCGGAAGAACTTCCTCGTCCTTAGTATATGTAAGTTCCTTACCATTTTTTTTAATAATATTTAAGCTTTTTGATATTTTACCGCCTAATAGCCTTTTGTGCATAAAAGCATAGAATAATATCTCGTTTATTACTTGTGCAAAAACAAAAGCATTATACTGAAGATCTACTTTATCTATATTTTTCTTTTCTTGTTCTGATATATTATTGAATATATCTACTATTCTTTGATCTCGTCCTATGACTATATTCTCTACTTCAGTGTCCTCTAATTGTTTTATAAAAGGATCTAAAGAATAGTTCAGTATATCTTGGAAATTTTTATGACCTATTATATTCCCTTCATAAAATTGATTAAAAAGTGTTGATATTTCCTCTCTATTTTGACTTCTAACTCCATATGACGCCCTCTGCTCTTTTGTTTTTATTACAAGAGGCAGACTAATATTTAAAATAGGGTTACCTTCCTCATCAAAGTCTGTTTCTTCAATAGCAACATCAGGAAGAGGTTTGTAGGAATGTATAAAGGGAAGAAGTATTACCAGTATTTTTTTCTTCGCTTCATCATTTAAAGTAGAGGAAAATTTAGGTTGAAGAACTTGATTAATCCATTCGAAAATACCATGCTCATTTTGTGGTGTGTGTTTCGCATTACTTAATTCACTGATGCCTAGTAATTTTTTCACTATAAGAGCAAGGGACATAACATCACAAGGGGGTTGCCCATAAGACATGTAATATCTCTTAGCATCATCTCTCGCAGCCACACCCACTATGTTTTTTGGGTCGCTATATCTTGAGTCAGCACTCTTCGCCTCTTGTAGATCACATTTCTTTATAACTTCAGATGCAATGTCTAATAAATAAGCCATATTATTTTTCCTTTTTCTTAGTCTTCCCAAGCAAATAAAAAGACCACTCTTTATCTTCTAAACTTTTTACATTGTGTGGCATGTCCGTCTCATACCTTAGAAAATTTAAAAAATCTTCTTTTGTATATAACGAAAATAGATGCATTCTACTAGCCTCTACTTCATAATACGGAACCTCTATAACTTGCTCGCTGTCCTTATGCTCATAAAATGCTTTACACTTTATCACATCTTTTTTATCGAATCTTATATCAAATAATTTAAAAAACTTTTTAATTTCAGAACTTTTTATAGTTCCCTCTTTGTCTTGAACTTTAATAGAAAAAGGAGATGGCTCTTCTACATTCTTAAATCGTAGCTTTAAAAATTCATTTAAAATCATACTTCTTCTTTGTGTGGTAAATAACTTCTTATATCTGTATTTGAGCTACTTAAAAATCGAACCCATCTTACATTTCCATTCTCAATGTACCCAATATTACTGTCTTGAATAATAAAAGAACCTTCTTTAATATCCCTAAACTTTTCATCCATTATTTTTACTAATTTAGTGAAATTAGTAAAACTATAGAACTTCTTATCTAATAACCTATTTTTCAGATAATCATCCATAAACCTGTAAAACTTTCTCCGAATAACTTCCTCATCTTGGTTATTCTCGGCAATTAATTTCTTGTAAAGTTGTTTCTTAAAATTCAAAAACGGTTCTGTCTTTATGATTATTTCATAGGAAGTAGCTATCAATTTTTAATCCTTATCTTGAACACTTTCCCCTTTGTCTAATTCTTTGCGAAAGTCTTCTTTGTATGTATATTCTAACGCTTCGTATACACTATCCCGATAAGAGCTTATCTGTCTGTTTCTTTCTTTTACAAACGCTTCACCTTCTTTATTGCTAAGAAAGTTCCAAGGATTAGTTTTTACGTCTTCTATAAATACGCTGTCTTTTATCATTTTTTAGTTCTCCAATTTATATTTGTTAAATAAATCTGTAATTATCGTCCTGAATAGGCTCTAATCCAAGTTTATCAAACATGATGTCCTCTACTGTGCTATCTATCTCTTCTAGGTACTCTGATTCCACTGTTTTTTTTATACTTTTTTCCTGGTCTCGCATAAACTTAGGTTTATTTCCAACAAACTCAGGGATATGTGATTTCTTATTAGGGTCCGTATTTTTAATGAAGTTATCTATACCTAGTAAAATATACTTAATATCTTCTTCCGAAAAATTATAGTCCCTTCTCAACTCCTCAGACAACGTATCTGGGGAATAAGTGGGAGATTTTGAGAAACGTATAATATTATTGAAAGTATCCATCACTTTATCATGAATCTTTTTAAAATTTGCATCTTTGTTAGAGAGTTCAGTAAAATGTTTTGGAGATTTCATGGTGTCGATCTCATTGTCTGCTACATAATTTTTTACAATAGATTTAAAATAATCAATAACAGAAACAGACCTTGCAAAAACATCTTTTAATAGCTCTAAGTTTTCAACCTCGGCAGGTGTGTTGTTTTCACTTGACGGTATATTATTTTGAATTTCCTCATCTGGTGCGTCATCTTCAAATGGGTCTTTTCCTGTCTTAGACTCTATGGCATCCGCTTCCTTTTCTATCTTCTGTTCTTCTTGATCATTTGATGCTTCAAGACTTGCTAGTTTCTCTATGGTTGCTGATAGTTCTTCTTGTTTCTCTTCAACCGGTTTATTATCTATGGAGTTCGGATTAGAAGATTCTTTTAAAAAGTTTTGTTCAAACTCTTTCTTAAAATTAGAAACATATTCATCGAATAAATTTAAAAGAACGCCTTTTACTTGCCCTGTCTTATGTGTTTTTATATAGGCTTCTGACCAATATCTAAAAAGAGATAGACTTCTAATAATAGAGTAGGCCGCTGATACTTCGGGGGATGTGTCTTCTTTTAAGATATTGGAAGATTTTAAATATGTACTACATAGTATATCATCTAAATTTGCCATTATTTTACATCCTCGATTTGTTTTCTAATAGAATCAAATAAAATATTAAGCTCATTATATAAGTTTTTAGCACTCTCAGTAGATAATACAAAAGATTTCTCTCCTAAATTTAAGTTCTCTAGATACTTCTGGATAATCTGATCAATACATTCATTTATAACTTTTTTTAATTTAACTTTATATCCGATGTCAGAGAATAGACCCTCTTGCAGAGTATCTTCCATTGTCATGCCAACTGAGTATGACTCTAGTAAAAATTTCTCTTCTGATATTAAACCATTTTTAAAATCAGATACTAGTTTATTCTTCTTGTATATAGTTTCTAGCATCGTTTATATATTCCCCCTGAACACGTGGTTTCCGTGATGATTTATACTGCTTAGTAGCGTCAGTAGTAGAGTCAGATACTGTTTCTGTCGGAGTCTCAGGTGGCTGACCGACCGGTGGTTGGTCTACCTGTGTCGTAGTCGCCGGTGTCTGAGTTGTCAAAGGAGCACCTTTACCACTGAGTATTGTGTCCAACTCTCTTTGTTGTGTTAGATATAACTGTTTATTTCTTGCGAAGTCGTCTTTTATTTGAGCGTTTTGTTCTGGGTCTATTTGACTCTGTATTTGGTTGTTAGGAGATAATTTTGTTCCGTATCTCGCAAAATAAATAACTTTGCCTTTCTCTGGATCGTTTGTTTTGCTTATCTTTGCAAAAAAAGCATATAATTTAGTAAGTCTAGGATCTCCACTTTTAATAGCCTGTACCGTAGGGGCGAACGATTGCTGACCTATCTTAGACTTCATAGGTCCCGCTTCTAATTTTTGTAAAATTGCATTTCTTGATTTCTGATCATCTCTTAGTTTCAGCTTTTCAGAAACAAGTTTTAAGTAATTCTGGGAACTTGACTCATATGATTTATTAATAGCCTGGTTATATTCGGACTCTATTTTTGATATGGCTTGGGTTTGTCTTTTGACTACATCATTCTTCATAGCGTCCGTTGCACCAGTCATAACTCTATTTCCAAGGTCCCCTATCCTATCTAGAAGACCCTCATTAATAAGGTCCTGTTCCGACACCCCTATCGCTATACATTCTTTTAAAATTTCAGTTCGGGATAGTTTATTTGCTCTTATTTTTTTGAATAGTATAGTTTTCTTTTGTTCTTTCTCTAGTAATTCTTCTATATATGACATATTGAAATCCTTTTATTGGCATAGAATATAAGAATTATCTTTATTTTATTTATTTTTTTCGCATAAATTAAGAATTGTAGAAGATATTTGTGACTTTAACGGGAGCCACATCTATCTTTAACTGACGATAAGCTTCGAGAGCGTGAAATCCGGATAATGCTTGAAACTTTATCTTCCTTGACCTAATTCCAAACTCCATAGCTAATATATCCGACTGTTGCCATAAAACAGGCTTTTCAAAAGTTTCTTTTTTCTCTATTTTATAAACATACTCTTTAATTTTTTTATGGTCATATTTTGTAAAGTTTCCAAGTTTAAACTTCTCATTGTAGTTGTTGATTTCTTCAATAGGCACCTCTGCATCCAATAGAAACTTATCTTTACCATTTTTAAATGGTAAAATTTTGATTAAGTTCTCATACTCTTCTTTTTCTTTTGTTGGAGCAAATAATGTTAAGTTTTCCTTGAAATCGAATATCAGGTCTTTATTGATTGGCACATCATTTGGAGTATAGAAGCAAATTGTATTCTTATTCAAAATCCCTGCCAAGCAGAATAACAAGCTAATATTACAAATAACATGTTTAGAGTTTCTAACTAATTCTATAAGAGTGAGAACATTCATATCTTCACTTATAAGGCGAGTAGCCCCGTCGATTATACTTGTGTTTATCTCTATTATTTTATACTTTTTTAAGTCATCTTTACTGTATTTATTAATAACTTCATCAAATATAAGTTTATCTATTGTTTTTCGTTCATTTCTACCTTGCAGTTGCACCAGAATATACTCGCCAACTATGTCATTGTTCTGTAAGAATCTATTTACATTATCTTTTTTAGAGGAAGTGTCTGGTAGATAGTAAACAGGTTTTTCATGCTGAATTTGAAGTCTTGTTAAAAAGAAAAAGTAATTATTAAACCTGTAGTCATTTTTAACGACGGTGTCTTTATACTGGATCAAAGGTACTTTATCATATTTAATAAATTTTCTAATATATGACACTTGTTGCTGTATTGCTCCTACATTTAATGCTATTACATCTTTCTCTTTTACCCATACGTTAGATAAAAGATGATATTTTTCTATGATGTCAGTGCAAGCATCTAAGTACTCATTCATATAAGAGGTTGTATTAAACGCAGGTTGATAAGGGCTAAGAACTGCTAAATGAATTATTTTTTCTGGATTTCTTTCTTTATATACCTTAAGGCAAGAGATGAATACAATTAAATCATCTAATCCATATGGAAAAATATAGAGCTCTTTATTAGACCTGTTATCAATTTTATTTAATTGTACCATTTTTATTGCCCTTACTCAGTATAACAAATAGTATAGACATCTTTATCCGCCATAGTTATATTTGCATATTCTACTAATGTTGGTAAAGTAGTTTTAATCATATCCATGTCTATTGTCTTCTGCTTTATGTAAGATGTTTTATTGTATTTGCTGAACTTATCTATAATAATAAACTTTTTATTTTTATATTTTTCTAGGTCTTTGAAGCTATCTAACCAAGATAGAGTATTGCTCATAAATACTGTATCTACATCTTCTGGTAGCTCATTACTGTCTGTTATCAAAGTATAATTATTTGGTATATTAAAAGACCCCGGATATTTATCATATCCATACATTTTTTCAAAAGTTTTACTCAAAGCAATATTGAATACTCCCATGCCAACTCCAAAATCCAATACAGTTTTTCCAAAAATGTCCTTTTTCTCTGAAAGAAGGGCAAGAACATTTGGTAAAAAAGAAATAGATTCAGGCTCGTAGCTATGATGCCTTTTCCAAAATCTTTCTATGTTTTTTTCAGGATAAGGGAACACTTTCTCTATTCTAAGAGCAGCCTCTACTACTTCATCCGCAGGAAGAGAGTATAAGCACTCCACATTTTTTTGCTCTTTTTCGCATTGAGTCTCGCTTACCATCATAACACAAGGCTGGCATTTCATACCTTTTGTAACAATAGCAATTGGATTATTCCAAGG